AGCTATTGTCAGAAATCAAAGATATGTTTGCGGAAGTATTCGAGGCTATTCAAGAACTTTTCTCTGCTTTTATAGAGCTTGTCTCAGCGATATGGGATGAGTGGGGAGACGATATCATGATGGTTACTAAGGCTCTGGTTGAGTTCTTGGTGAATGTAATTAAACCAGCACTTGATATCATCATTGCGATAGTTAAGATGTTCACTGCCCTTGTAAAGGGAGATACAGAAGGTTTCTGTGATGCCCTGGAGGATTTGGTCTATGGTTTATGTGAATTAATAGTTAATCTGTGGAATGGCCTGTGGGATGCAGTGGCAGCTATCCTTGTGGCAGCGGTCAATATTCTATTAACACTCTTCCAGACGTTATCCAGTGCAATCAGCGCTATATGGGAGGGCATTAAGACATTCCTGCTGAATATATGGACAGCAATAACAACAGCTATAGCCACAGCAGTTACTGCTATATGGACAAAAGTAACAACTACCTTTGAATCCATTAAGAATGCGATCATAAGTAAGTTTGAAGCTGCCAAGGCCGGACTTATAGCTAAGGTGGAAGCTATTAAGACATCACTTAGCAATGCCTGGGAGAATATCCGGAGTGGAGTTACAAGTAAGTTTGAAGCAATTAAGAGTGCTATTCAGAATGGCATTAACAGTGCAGTTGATTTTATTAAAAATCTACCATCACAAGCTCTTACTTGGGGACGTGATCTGATGGCTAACTTCATAAGTGGTATCAGTGGAAAGCTCGGAGATCTTCGGAATAAGGTCAGTAGTGTAGCTTCAACAGTTAAATCATATATCGGATTCTCAGAGCCGGAGAAGGGACCGCTCAGTAACTTCCATACATATGCACCGGATATGATGGAGTTATTCTCAAAAGGAATCACGGACAACATTTGGATGGTCCAGGATGCAGTTACCGGAGTGGGTACATCCGTACAGGGTGGATTTACTGACAGAGACTATACATCACAGCTTGCAGGTATCAATAATTCTATTGGAAGCCTTGCTGCAGCAGGCGGTGGAACTATAGTCATTCCGGTTAATATCGGAGGAACTCAGATTGATAGGCTTGTGGTAGATGCTACTAAGAGAAGTAATTTCAGAAGTGGAGGAAGATAATGCTAGGAAGACAGTTTCTAAAAATTAACAATGTAATACTTCCGAGAACTACTGGATTTGATTTTGAGCTTGAGGCAGTTGAGAGCGTTAGTCAGTCGGAAGCCGGAACAGATCTAGTAGTTACCACTAGACTTGATAAGCATATATTCAAGGCTGATTGGACAGTATCCTCATTTTGGCTCGATAAGTTTGAAGCAATCTGCAAGGAGAAGACAGTAGTGGTTAACTATAGGGATGTGGACTACACATGCAGAGCCAGAGGACTTGCTCCGCAACTTATTGAAGATTCCGAAAACATAGAAGGTACAGATGGACTATGGAAGATATCTCTGACATTGACGGAGGTATGATATGTATAACGTAAGTAATGAATATTTGGAGGCTATATCCGCTCCAGTTCATAAGTATAAGCTTAGAGGCTCTATTGGGAATTATTCCATAACGGATGAAGACATCTTAGATGGAAGCCTCAAAATATCAAAGCAGTGTTCCGAAGGTGATGAGGTCAAGATAGGTTCTGTATATATTGGAAGCCTCAACATGACAGTCATATCAAATATCAATATTGATAGGTATGACTGGAAAGGCAAGGTGATCACCCTTGAGGAAGGTTTGGAGCTTGCTGATGGTTCTTATGAGTGGATACCTCTCGGAGTATATACCATTGAGGAATGTAACTATACTTCGGATGGGAAGGAATTAACTGCTTATGACAATATGTATAAGTTGGATAAGACCTTCATATTAACCACCACAAAAGGAACACTCTATAACATGGCTAAGTCTGTGGAGAATCCTTGCGGAGTGACCATTGCAAATAGTGACTTTGAGCAATGGCCAAACGGATCTAGTCAGAGTGTAGCCGGAAACTATGTCCTGAGTGGAGATAATGATATTGAGACCTATCGAGACTTCATATATTGGATAGCTCAAACACTCGGAGCGGTAGTAGTGGCTAATAGGGATGGAGAGATAGAGTTCCTTCCATACAAGACCGAAGCTGATTATGTGATTGATAGCAGCCATAGGTTTTTTGGGGCAAGCTTCTCTGCATATGTAACTCGCTATAGTGGGATGTCTGTTGTGGACTTTGACACCCAAGAGACTAGATACTATGCATCAGATCCGGATATATATCTGACATACAATCTTGGATCTAATCCACTTGTCCAGGACTATGTCCGAACTATTAAAGATATCATTAGAAAGAATATTCTTAGCGAAATCGTTAAGATTGGATATGTGCCATTCCAGGCATCCATCCTTCCGACAGCAATGTTTGATCTGACGGATGTAATCACATTCTCGGAAGGTATAGCAGATGAAGAAGAGATAAGCTGCATAATGGCCATTGATTATACATATGGCTCAGAGATGACACTCTCAGGCTTCGGATCTGATCCGGCACTTGCATCTGCAAAAAGCAAAACGGATAAAGATATAGCAGGGCTTCTTGCAAATGCGAAATCCGACACCATCCAATTCTATTCATATCTCAATACAGAAGAGTATGACATACCAGACGGAGGATGGGATACAGTAATCAGCATAAGGTTTGCATCAGTCAAAGCAGGACAGGTTATATTCCAAGCTGAAATCTTATGTGATGTAGAGACAGCAGACCAGATTGATTTGGAAGTGGAATATAGACTTGATTATGTTACGCAGACATTCAGACCTATTGAAAGATGGCATGACGGAGACCATATACTGAATCTGTTTTACTTCATACCGATAGGAGCTAACGAAAGCCACAGATGGCACGTATTATTAAGACCAACAGGAGGCTCAGTTCATATTGATATAGATGAGGTAAGAGCTACTCTGTGGGGACAGGGACTTGTCGGAGTTAAAGAGTGGGATGGATACATTGACTGTGCTGACGAGTTTGATGTTATCACGATTCCAGACGACAACATCGAAGTTCTTGATTATACAACAAGCGTTACGGTTAGAAACATACTTCCAGAGGCTATTGAGCTTGAGGAAGAGTTCGAGCCGATACCGATAGATGATGAAATAGAAATGGTTGAGTATGATGATGTGGTTTCATTCAATAAGGAGATTGCTAAGTTGTATTTATGGAGAGATTTGGCAAGCTATAACTGGGATGCAACTGAAAATGGATTCATTTGGGGATAAGGAGATAATATGAAAGGTAAGACTATAATTGAGTTAAAGGATGTTAAGAGCGGAAAGGTTCAAAGAATAGAACACGGAAATACATTCCAGAGTGCTGTGCTTGCGAGCCTATTTAAGCCATATGGTCAAATGGATTTAAACCTTGACCTCAATCCATCACAGCAAGCGTGGAAAACGCTGGTGGGTGGGTTAATGGTGTTTGATGATACTATCGAGGTTGGTTCTATGTATGTTCCAGATGGTGTAAACATGGTCGGAAATGGGGCTCACGAGATAGTTAATACTGGAGTGCCGAATGAGCTGGGCTCATGGAACACGTCCGAATCATATGTAACAGATTCAGAGATTGTTATGACGTATGACTTTACAACATCGCAAGCAAATGGAACTATCAACTCGGTGGCTCTTACTTCTAAGAGTGGTGGGTTAATAGGAATGGGAAATGCATCTCAAGAGAGAAGGTCTGATGCTGTTGCCCCACTTGATTTTACGAAGACACCAATAGTTAGTCCAAGATTTGATGTTTTATTTGAAAACAACAAAACAAACACCTTTGATGGAGAGTACATTTACAAAGTTAATGTATCAACCGACAAAGTTTCTGTTTCTCGTGTCTGGGCTAACTCAAGCGGAATAGATTTAATTAGAGACAGAGCAAATGAGTTTGGGGAAACAACCTATGATATATCACTTCCTAACTCAGTGGTGTCGCTAAGTAGGATTTCCAAAATTGTAGCTTTAGATGAAAACAGAGTTGGAATGCTTTATAACGATACAGCTAATTCAGTATATTTAGCGGTAGTTGTAAACATAAAGACAAGAAATATAAACACGTATCAGATTCCGATATTATCTGGTGTTATAAGCTATGGCATCGTAGGCGGAACATTAAATAATTGCTATGTATATGAGGTATATAACAGCTCTGATGAGAGACGTGTTGGAATATATAACACATCCAATAGTAGCTGGGAAAAGGATGTTAAGCTAGATAGTTCTTATGACATAAGAAATATATATATGATAGGTGGCAGATTCCATTATTTTGTAATGACTGGGCAATACACAACAAGCTGGTTTGAGGAAAATAATGATGTGCTTGTCATAACAAATTCACATAGTGGAATAGACTCACTTGGAGACTTCTCAATGTATCTACCAACTCTTGATTTTATGGTCGGATTTGGTGGCAACTATCAACAGATGGCTTTTAGCAAATATCCTTGTTACCTTGCGACCATCAACAATCTGGAAGAGCCAGTAGTTAAGAATAACACGAAAACCATGAAGATTACATATGTTCTTACAAGGAGGTAAGTATGGCAACAATAACAGAGAGATTTGGATTTACGAAGCCAGCAGGAAATGACCCTGCAAGTATCGTACCACTAAATAGTAATACTGATTTAATTGAGCAGTACCTTGGAAGGACACAGGATATGATAGCTCCAATGTATGATGATACAGCCACATATGATGTCGGAGATATCGTTACATATGAGAGTAAATTATATAAGTGTATCACAGCCATCGCAACACCAGAGACCTTTGATGATACTAAGTGGGAAGAGACCACAGCGGTAGATGAAGGTGGAGGAGCTTCCAACGTCGAGGCAAATCCAACGGGAACACCAACGGACACTTTGAACACCATCGGAATCAATGGCACGATATTCGGCATTAAAGGTGGTTTTTATATTAAGCAGTTATCGGTAACAGAAAACGGAACATATTCCGAGGAAGGCACAGCATATAGGCCTGTAATAGTAAATGTGCCTGCACCACCAATACCAGACAATGCCTACTTACTGGATGAGGTTGAGGGATTACCATCAGACA